AAACATTATAAACATAGTTTTCAGCATAGACTGTTACCCTTGTTTCGGTTGCCTCATATCTTATGCTATTGGCTAACTTGCCTGTGTTGTTTGCTGGCTGAATGCCGTTATAGGTAACATTCAAGATGTTATTCTTTAAACGCTGGACCGCTTGTTGTCCTATGGTATCTAAGAAACTCATTTGGTTGTTTTGATTTTCATTAGTCGTTCATCGTATTCTGCTTTTTCTAAATCGTATAGTAATTTAGTCATAACTATTTCTGCTGGCATTTCTAAAACTTCATCGTGTGTGATGCCATAAGTAATAGCTAATCGGTCAATAGTTGGAAAACTACCAAACCGCCTGAACACTTCAACGCCTGCCATTTCTTCTTCGGCTTCTGTTTCGCCCTCATACAATTTCTTGAATTTAGTCAAAAACTCATTTAATAATTCAAATACGGTCTTAATTTTTGCCATTGCTAAAGGTAACTGATATTCTGAAATATCTTCATTCAAATATACTAAGCCTACTTTTTGCGCTGCCTTAACCCAGTTACCTGACTGAATTATTGCCTGCCTTGCAAGTTCTAATTTGCCGTATGTTTCTTTGCCTATGTTAATATCTAATTCAATGCCACCATACTTTTCAGCTACAAATAAAATATCAGTATAGCAGGTAATTTCTGCAATGGTCTTTAAATCCGTTATTGATAGTTCAAGTAGTTCATCTTCTGTTATGCCTGTGGCTACTTTCAACCGTTCGATAATATTGCCATCTGATGCTGCAACCAATGCCACATATTTATTCCATGTTAGTTCATCAAAGTTAGTAGGCACTTCGTAGGTGTTCTTATTTGTTTTTACGGTTATCATCTATTAGCAAAGTGTTTAGGCAAAGATAGTGAGGTTTGTGTTAATTCTTTTAGGGTATAGCGTATAGGGTCTAAAATGTGATTATAGTCATCAATAGGAATGCCTGCTTTCTTATCATTCCAACAATAGTTAGATAGTTCTTTACGGGTATTAGTTGAACGCTCGGTTACAACTATCTGATAGTCTTGCATTTGTGTTATGCCTGCTGTTACGCTACCCTGACCTTTGATAGCACCTCGAATATTCAAGCCTTTACGCCTTAATTCATCTATTAGTCTTGGTTCGGCACTATCAGCAATAATCAAATCACTCGGCTTTTGTATGTGCGCTTTGTTTAGTTCAAAGATGGTATCAGTTCCTAATTGATTTTTATTGTAAAAACATTCATCTACATAAATCTTATTAGCCTTTTTATCTACTGCTACCCTAACCAACGTTGTAGGGTCTACGCTAAACCCATAATCTTGACCGTAACAATAAGGTAATGATGTGTCGAACTCGCCTGTTGTCCAATTAGTGAAAATTGCCCCCTCACGATTTGCCCTTTGACCTGAACCATAAACCTGCCACCAATATTGATTGTTCTTTCGGCTTTCAATGTCTTGGATTTGGGCTTCGGTTAAATGCGGGTTATCCTTATAGGTAGTTATGCAAGGTGGATATTGTTCAATGTAGCTATCCAACCAATGTTCTAAGCCTAATGCAGGGTTGTAGTCGGCTATTATCTTATGCCTTGTTCTTGGAAATAGTTGGTCGATTGTTTCAGCAGGAAACTGATGAGCTTCGTTAACCCAAAGTATATCTCTTGACCTTCCATGTATTTTGGCTGGTGTGTCTGCTCCGTAATAGTTTATATTGTTGCCCCAAAGATTATAACTGTGGTCTGTTTTATTGTGGTGTGCTTCGTTGTAAATATCGTGTGTAATTAACACATCTTTAAAATCTTTCCATGCAGTAGCTTTTAATGCTGTGAAAGTGTCCCTTACTATATCTATTTCTAAATTTGAATAGTGCTTGCATAGCCACATTAAATAGTAAATAGCAGCATAAGTCTTACCTGACCTTGTGCCACCTTGCAATAATGTTACACGCTGTTTTTTAACATTATCCTTTAAATATAAGTAATTAGGGTTGGCTGCCATCTTCAAACCATTCAGGCAATTTAGGTTCTTTTATCGTTACCTCGTTTACTTGTTTTGCCTTTCCATAAGCCCTATCTAATAGTACCTCTGCTGCCCTTACATCACCTTTACTTGCTTTCATACGTAATGCCTTTAAAATAGCTTCTGCTGCTGTTATGCCGTCTTTTTCCTCACCTAATACGCTGTCAAGTAATACATCTAACTGTGGAAGCTTTTTAGGTCTGCCACCTTTACCATCATTTCCTGACTTTAATTTACCGCCATTTCTGCCTTCTCGCATCATTTTACGAAGATTTAACGAAGTTTCTTGCTGTTGCTACCTTCATTTGTTCTAATAAAGCTAATTGTTTTTTTATAGATATTATTGCTGTATCTATTTGCTCAATTTGATTAAGGCTTTTTTGCTTACGTTCATCAATTTTACCCATAAACAATGATAATACTTCTTTAGCATCAGCAATCCTAATGTAAGGTACACACGAGCCTTTAATATGTCTATGATAATGTTTTGATACAAATGCTGCATAAGCTATCTCATAAGCGTTTGGAATATCTGTAAATATAGAAAAACAATTTGGTATCGGGTTTTTTAATGGTCTTCCGCTGTGTTCACCTTTACATTGAATGTAAAATGTTGCAGGCGTTCCGTTGTATTGTTTTATATTCATGTCCTTTATTTTAGACAAATATGCAATTTTATTTTAGATTAACAAATGCTTTTAATGGATAAAAAACAAGTGAGTTTCTGTAACCTCCCTCAAAAGTCGGTTTAATTGGTGTTACTCCATGAACATTTTTCCACGCTGGATAAACTAAAATAGAATTGTCTTGTTGTCCTATAGTGGCGTTGTAATCAGGAATATGCAAATCACCTCCTTTTGAATTGAATTTTTTACAAATTATCACGTTTACTGCTCCAACTATATTACCTGTATCTCGGTGAAAAGGTGCTGATATATTAAAGTTTGAAATTGAACTCGTAAATATGTTTCCAAACTTCCATTTATTTGGCACATCCTCAAATAGTTTTACTTGTTGCTCATATTGTTTTGGTAGTATTTCTTTAATTAACTGCTCACTTTCTTTTGCTAATAACAACATTGCTTTTATGAATGTTTGTGCTGTTTTAACTCCATGAACACTTGATAATGTTGCATAATTCCTTCTCATGTGTGGCTTTGGTGGAACTCCTCCAATAATTGTAGAATATTGCAAAACAACATTTTTGTATTTGTATTTGCCTGTTTTTTCATCTACCCCATCTGTAGGGGCGCGTTTCATTTCCGTTTTAGGAACATTTTTGCTTCTCAATTCCGCATTCGCCAAATCTGCCAACTTGCACATCTTTTCGGGCATCTTTGTCAGGTAAAAGCCTATCGGTTCGCCATCCAAGTAAAAAATACTATCTTCGGTAACATTTGGCTCAATGTATTCGCACATTTCACCGATTTTTCGGTTGTGTTCAACTTGTTTTAAATCAATTCTTTTCATAACAAAATACGTTTGTGCAAGGAACTATAAATCTTTTAGGTATATGTTCATCTGCTAATTCATAATATCTTTTATCTGAAATATCTATTTTGTTGTAGATTTGTTTTTGGTTGTCAACAACTTTTCTAAATCTATTTAGGCTGCCATCAATATCAAAACTCCATTCATAAACCAACTTTTTAAAAACCTTATTTGTATTTTCTAAAATAAGCATTTCTGCACCCTCAATATCCATCTTGCAACAATCAAAGTTTTTAGCTTCAACATCAAAATTCAAACAAGGCACTTTTATCCCTTTGTTATTCCATTTTTTTACTATCGAGTTCCTCCACACATTGCCATTGTTGCCAATAAATAAAATGATTTCTTTCGTGTCGTTATGAACTAAGGCGGCTTGTTTTACTTCTGCACTAAATCCGTTTAATTCTAAATTCTTTTTTATCATTTCGCAGTTGAAAGGATCTGGTTCATAAACTGTAACCTTTGCACCTTTTGAACAAGCTAATAAAGTAAACGCCCCTACATTGCCACCGCAGTCCATCCAAGTTTCACCTACTTGAATTATCATTCCTTTTTTTAAATAAACTTCTTTGCCTAAAACTTCATCAAATGTTTTTTTATCTGACATGCCTTCACGATAGTAAAATTTAATTCCTTTGATTTCTCCTTTGTTTAATTTCATATCTTTCCCTTCTCTGCTTTTAAGTATTCCATTATCATACCACCTACATAAGCATTCCGCTCACGCCAAAACTTTACAAGTTCATAAGCCTGTTCGTAGTGTTCGGCTTCAAATTCAATCTGAATAGCTTTCTTAACTCCATTGGTCATTTCTTCCAATTGCTTACTTACATCTTCATCATCAAGAATTGAGTAGTCAACTTCCGATGCTGTTTCAAAGTTGTTTATTCCCCACTCCCCTGCATCAAATCCAAACTCATTAGCTACTTCAAAAGTGGTTTCAATATCCCAATCAATATTAGCCTTTGCCGTTGCGTTATCTGCAAGTGCCAATTCTCTACCTGCTTTGCTATCTAAATCAATATCTGTACGTTTAACGGCAATTATCTTAGTGCCATCGCTTTCAACTATCTGTAAATCTTCTAAGCCTATTGCAGCAGCGTTTTCAATTGTTTTGTTGCCTGCAATGATACGGTTGTTTTTGTCAATTAGAATTGACCTACCTGCTCCAAACTTTCTTAATGACTTCTCTATAAGGCTATTACCGTATTCAGTGCCTTTGTTGAAATTCTTGTTGTCAGGTATTAAGTCTTTTATTTTAGTTGTTTTGCTCATTACTTCCTATCTATTTGTTTTAACTTTCTTTGCGCCCATGATACGCCCTCATCACCACCCCAAGCATCCCACATAAGACCGCCACAACCTTCATCATAAGGCACGTCTTTATTTTGCCTATGTCGTTCAAAACTTGCCATTCGTGCTATCGTATCTCTACTAATCTTTTCACGCTTGGCTAATTGGTTTGCCCTTGCCCAACCAACTGGCGTTCCGCAACCTTTAGGGTTTCCGCTTTCTTCTCTATACTTCAATGCACGTTTAGCATTCTCTGATGCTGCCTGTGGATAGTCATTATATGTTTCTTCAGCCTTAATGATGTTGTCAACCGATAACGAAGATAGGCATATTCTATAACGCTGCGCTTCGTCATATTCGTTCACCATCGTTTCGTCACTCATGCAACGCTGAATGAATTCGTCTTTGGTTTCGGTGCTATTTGGTTTCGGTATTGGCATATTCAAAGTTAATAATTTTATTCTTTAACCGATACTTTCCAAATATGATTTGATAGTATTCCTCTTTTTATTTCGATATACGCTATATTACCATTATTCTTAGAGTAGTATTGTTCTGCTGTACATTGTGCCGTAAATATTTTATCTGCTTTTACTTTTAGTAAGTATTTTTCTTTTTCGAACAAACTCACAATCATTGCCGTTGGTTTTCCGTTTGAGGTTATGCCTGTGCCTAATCCTGTGCTATTGGTTTTGGCTTGATAGTTTTTATCTATTACTAATCCCTTTTGATATTCTTTAGTAGTTGCGCATAAATCAAAAATTAGTAATGCAATTAGAATTATAGGCAATCCTATTATTGCAGTTATAATTTTGTCTTCAAATATGTCTTTTAGCATTATCCTTGTCCTCTATGTTTAGAATTTCTTTTATCCTTTGGGCTATATCTTTTTTTAGCTTTGCCACCCCTTCTTTTGCCGAAAGATGTCTTAACGTGATTAGTATCTTTTCTCATTAACACTTAATAATTTGACCTTCACATTCGTAAATATACTTAATTCCAACTCCTTTACATAATTCGCATTTATCACCAAACTCTAACCTGCCATTATTGCAGGTAGCTGAAGTAGTACATGGTTGTTTAGCACACGAAATAAATAAGAGTATAGGTATTAAGTATTTCATCAGAACGGCATATTAAACCCATCGTTAGTAGTTGCTGCGGGCTTCCAATCATCAATCACCATGTAGTGAGTATTGCCGTATTTATCTGTTTCTTTTTTGGCAACTCTGTTTAAATTCACATAGCCTTTTTCGTTTAAATTTTCGAGTAATACCTCTAAATCTTTTTTGCTGAAGCTAATCTTTTGGATTTCGCCAAACTTGCCTTGAATGTTACGGCTGTTGCCTACGTACTTCTTTTCCATGTTGTAAATTTAAGTATTTATGTTTAAAAATCTATTATAAAATTCTTCAAAGTTACAAACTATCCAGTATTCACCACCTGCACGTTCTACGCTTTCTTGATACTTTTTTTGGTGTTCGCTTTGCCTGTCTTTGCCAATCTTGATTTCGATTTTTATAGTCTTTCCATTAACTACTGCACTAATGTCGGCAGTTCCTAAAGTTCCACTACCTTTTATCCATTTACCGCTTCCAAATTCTCGTGTATGCCCTAATACATCGGTATATTTAACCCTACCATCTACATATCTACCTGTATTAGATATTCTTTCAGCCATACCTCCAGATAAAGTAATAAAGTCAATAACACACTTAGTTAAGCCGTTAGCCGTTTTATCTGAATATTTTGGCGTTGGCAGTGTATGTTCTGGCATATTCGGATATTCAGTTCGGTAATGTTGCTTCTTTAATTCTACAAGTTTAGAAATCGCTGAATGTGTCATCTTCTTGCTGTGGTTGTTCGTTAGTAATTATCTTAATTTTAGTTATTCCGCCTGAAGTAACTTTATCTAATTCAAAATTCAAATATTTGCAATATCTGCTAATATTAATAGTCATTTTATTTTGAGTTATGTAATTTCGTTTTTCAGGATATTGCGCTATAAATTCCTCATAAAGTGCTTTAGTAGTATAAAATTCATTCCTGTTTAATCCTTCAAAGAAATTATACAGTTCTTGAGTTATTTCATTTATTACCTTTTTAAATTCAAGGTTTACCGTTGGCATTTCTAACAACCCTAAATCTAAGTAAATTCTCAAACATTCTATCATGTAGCAGTCAAATCTTGCCCATTCTTCATTATCCCAGTCGTTAAATAATTCATGCCCAAATAAATCTATTGGCGTAAATTTATCACTAAAGAAAGTACTCATTTCTACTTCATGCTTACGAGCGTTAAATGATGCACTATCGCCTTTTATAGTGTAGTTAGTAGTAATAATAATTTTAGGACTTTCGGTTACATTTAGCTTAATGCTATCTTTTCCTTTGTATTCAATAGTTATGCCTTCAGTAATTACAGAAAATAAACTCTCAAAATCAAAGCCTTTTTTCACATCATCAAATACTAATACCTGACAATCGGTTGATACGTTTTGATATGGAAACGCTTTGGTAAAATCAAATTGTTTACCATCTAATGACTGTACGTGTTTTAAATGTTTAAGAGCGTTCCAGAATAGACCCTTACCGGACCTTCCGTTTGGACTATCACTTATCAATTCATCATTAAATATTATTGCTTTATTATTACTGTTTGACTTCCAGCTATGCAATAAGTAACCAACTACTGTTTGAAATGCCTTATATTTTTGCTCGTTTTCGCCTGCTATTTTCCAAATAAACGTTCTGTATTCGCTATCGTGGTGGTCTGTATGGATATAATCTCTATCAATCACTTGACCACGCCATACTGATAAGTCAACATCGGCATAGGATAGTATTTTTTTGCCTTCTTTTTTTACCTCAACAATGCAATTACGATAAAATAAATATGCTGTATCCTTCGTGTCTTTAAGAATGTTTACGTTTTTGCTTTCTAACATTGATAAAAAGTCACGCCTAAAATATTTTAGGTTGCCAGTCATTAAATTATACACACTTTCCTGAATATTGTTATCTAATATCCATGATGTTACATAATCCTTAATGTCTTTCTCATAAACTATTTTTAAAAATATATCGTCTTTTTTTACGAAGTCAAATGTTGACCGTTCATTTGGCGATATTTTGAAAAAGTTGTTTTCTTCAAGAAACTTTTTGAAACGATAATTATTAAGATAGTGCTTACCTTCTTGGTTTACACTCCAAAACTTATCGTTATTTTCCATTCCAAAGCGCACTGCCAGTTCTTCTTTAGCAGTTTTCCAATCGCCTTTGTATTTGATTATTGATAAAATATCAAATGGTGCATATCCTTTATTAGGCTCAAACGGTGTAATGCTGGCATCAGAAGTAAATATGTAAAACATATTAAGCTGATGACCGAAAGTAGCTGAAAATCCATCTTTCAGATCTTTATTCGGTCTTGTATAATATTCAACGCCATCAGGTCTAACATCTGATAACTGCCATCCTATTGATACAAGTAATTCTTTCGCTTCATTAGCAAATTCTAAGTTGTATTTTCCAGTCGGTGTATTCTCTCGCCAATATTCAGCCCACTTCCTTACTTCATGGTTGTTGGCTAGTTTAATTTTTGATTTTTTATGGTATTGGTTGAATGTAGTTAACAAATCAAATATCCATTGATATTCTTCTAATGGCTGTAATTTCACTATTTCAACGCCTGTAATGTATTGGTATCCAGTTGAAGGATAGCAGGCAACATATTGACCGTTGCCACGAAGCTCAACCATCGTTTCGCCATCTTCCCAGTGAGCAAATACAGTGCCTTTTATAACTTCTTCAGTATGCTTAAAATATATATGATAGCCACCGCCTGCCGTTGAATATACTGATAGCTGACCGGTATTAATAAGATAATAAATATTAGGCAAACTAATAAAGTAGTCAAATACTTGTTTTATGTTTTGTCCTTTGTGAGCATCGAAATCAATGCAGTAAAATCCTTCCGATATTGCACCGCAGGCAATGCCTATTTTTTCGGCTTTCTTAAACCGCCATTCTATTTTATCTATCTTCTCGTATAAATACGGATGCCCTTTTTTAAGCATAGGTGCTTTCGTATTGAATAATGGCAAAGGATTAAATCCTTCATCATAAAGCATTTGTGCTTCATCTATTAGTGGGTTCATAGTATAGAAGTTAGTTGGTTTAAAGTAATACCCCTAAATGGAAGTAAATCTATATTTTCTGGAACTGTAAAAAATAATTGATAAGACTTAATTATTTTATTCCTATCTCGAAATATGTATTCTATTAAGTTATGATAACGATTTAATTGATTAAGATTTGAATTGTCTGGTGATTTTTTAAGGTCTAATATTAATACAAGTTCATTGTTTTTTGAGCCACAAATATAATCAGGTATGCAGTATTTTTCTTTTTCATTTTCAAGTTTATAAGTTATTTGTTGTTGATATAAAACATTATCAAATTTTTGCTTTAATAAATGCTTTATGTAATCTTCTTGCTTATCTGAAATAGCTTTAGTATTTCTTACTGCCATTAATTTATCTAAGCTAATTTCATTATTATGTAATGCAATATTATTATGCTGAAAAAATAGTATCAAATCAGTTACTTTAACCGTATTAGGTATATTAAACAATTCTTTAAACTTAGATAAATATTGCTGATTTGGCTTTATGTCGTTTTTTATTATCCATTCTTTCTTTTCAAGTATTATTTTTTCAGGCACTTCGAATTGATTGTAAGTATCATGTTTAGTAATAGCCTTATAGTTTTCACATCCAATAAAATTATACCCATTTACTATCCTTAAATTACCTCCGCATTGGCATTTATGTATATTACCAGCAACTAAAGATTTATACAAAATATAATTAAGAAGTGCTGTATTATATTTAATATTTATGTTTTCTGTATATTTTTCATATTCTGTATTAATATATTGCTCTAAATATAATTCATGTGAATTAATAACATACTCACTGTTATCTGATAGCCATTTTAATCCAAGTGTCTTATCATTATTTTGCTTTTCAATAAATGCCTTACGGTTGTTTATTTCAGCAATAGTGCTAAATCGTGCATATTCAATATTCATAAAATTAAGAAAGCCTTACCAAACTTCTTTAGGTGGTACAAGCACCTTCCAAAATCCAATAAGGCTATAAAAGTTATTAAAACATTTGCATCATCTTGTACCTAATGCAAAAGACATTATCAGCCACAATATTAAAATAAATATTCTAAATAAAAAAGCTTTTCAGCAAATAAATTTTATTTAGAAAAAGTTGAAAAAGTTAGTTATTATCTTATTCAACTATTTATAAGCTTTAAAGCATTGTAAATGCTACATTGTCGAAAAAGGTAAAAGAAAAAAAGTGTTTTCGGATTTTTTCCGTTAGTTGTTGTTAGTACAACTAACTAGTTAGTTAAAAAAAAAATTGAAATTAGTAGGGGCAATATAGGGAAAAATCTTTTTCTTTTTTCTTTTTTCTATATTTCATTACGTTTGAGACCGTAAAATAACAATTATTTATAATGCCACAACTTTTTCACTTTTTCGGATTATGCCATAAAAAAAGCCCCCATTTCTGGAGGCTTAGTTATAGCGGTTTATTTTGGTAAATTAAAATTATTTATCTTCTGTTTTTTCTTTTGCGCTTTCAATCAATAAATTAATTCCAACGCTAAGTTGTTCAAACTTTTGTAATTGTGAAGCAAGTAATTGTAACTCCCCTATCATGGCATTAATGCCCTCTAAATTGGCAAATATTCTAAACTCTCCTATTTCGTGTTCTTTTACTATTCCTTTTTTTGTTAAATTATACTTTGGTTCATAACTAAGTATAATTAACTCAATTTGTGGAGTTAAATTATTGTTTTCATAATTTACTGTGAAATTAGTATTGCTTCTTAATTGCACTAAATGTTTTTTTGTTGTTGCCATGTTCTTTGTTTTATAATTTTTTAAATAAATTAAAAATTAAGTATTGGTATTAATTTGCCAATTTCTGTTTGATAAAATGGTTTATATTTTGGAATATTAAGACCTTTTTTAGTATAATTAAGATAGTTAAATAATCTTAATTTAGCCTCATATCTTATGTCTACAAATACAGTTCTTGTTTGCTTTAAAATTTTAGTTTTTGGTTCTAAAGAATCTTCCCATGTATGCAATTCATGTATAAGTGGTGGTGTATTTGTATACCATAATACATGCTTAGTTTTATTACTAACCACAGTATATTTATAAGGCTTTTTCATTTCAAATTATTTTCATCTAGTTGTAAATGTTTCCCAAAAAATATCTAAATCTAATTCGTGTATTTGTCCATCTTTAGAAGATGCCGTTTGAAAATAGTATTTTATTACTTCAAATTTAGTGTTAAAATCCATACCTACTATTCTAAACCTATTGCCTGTTTTTAAAGAAGTTACTACACTGCCCTTAATAGGGTTGATCTCTTTACGGTCTAAGTTTCTATGGCTGCTGAACATCTTTTAATTTTTGACTTTACACTTTGGCATTGCTATTTGTTTAAGTGTTCTATTTTTAGAAATTTATTAATTCTTAGCTGTTGCTCATAACTTAACTGCTGTGGCGTTGCTTTATACATTGCACCCCGCTCTAAATACTTCATTACCGTATCAACTTTAATATCTAAATGCTTTGCTATATCTACTGCTGTTAACTGCTTGACTTGCAAAATATGAATAATTTTGTACAATAATTCAGGCTTTTTCTTAGCGGTATGCAAAGTTACGTTTAGGTAGTCTATACATATTTGTTCAGCGTTCATAGTAAAGGGTTTGTTTCTGAAATGTTTTCGTAAAACAAATCATCTGAACATCCATATAGGTTTATATTCATTTTTCCTGTAAATAAGCCATAAACTACGTATTTACATTTTAAATCTTTTTCGTCCCAAAAGAAATACATCTTACCTACTTCTGGTTCAAACAGTCTTTCTTGGGTAAATCCTTCGAGTTTATAAGGAGTAAATGAAAGCAGTGTTAAATCTGAATGCCAAAGGCTTAATTTTTCGTATTGAACTAATACTGTGTCTTGTGAAACTTCTTTTACTTTCCCTTCACCATGCTTGTAATGATAAACGGTGTCTTTTTCTTTAAATAGATTCATTTTTTGTGTTTTAAGATTAAAAATTAATTCTTTGCATTCAGTACATCTACTTACTACTTCTCTTATGTTTAGGTAGCTGGAGCAATGGGGGCATTGTATGTCCATCTTAAAAATGCTTTTTAAGAAAATAAATAGCCTGTGCAGGAAACTTGGTTTTAAGTTCTTCAAATCGCTTGCAAAATTCAGCATCAAATACATGGTCAGGGTGGCGGTAATAAATTTTAACAGCGTTTTCAAGTTCAGTTAATTCCGCTTCGTTTGCTTTTTCCCACTTCTGTATGTTTCGGTGGTAGCGACCTGACAACCCTATGTTGTCAAGTCGTTCTCCGTTGTCCGAATATCCAGCAGGAAGGTTGTTACCTAAATTTTGCCAGTTATTATACATAAAGTTGGTCCTCCGTTGCTTTAGATACTTTGTATTTCTTCTTAACATCGGCTAATGTGTGAGTGCCTGCTTTAATGGCTTGTTTGGCTTTCTCAAATGCTGGTGTGCCAATGTTTAGCCATTCTTTATTATCGGTAGGCTTTTCTTCTTTAGGTGCTTGTTCACCTGCTGCATCGGTGTCCTTATCGGTAACTATGCCTAACGCTGCTGATAGGGCATATCTACGAATATAAGTAATAGCAGAGCCTAATACTTGAAATTCATTTTGCCCTTTAAGTTGTACGCCTTGCGGTATATCGGTAGCACATTCAATTAACTCACCGCTTTCTGAATGGAATACAACTGTTTTAACTGATTGCCCGCAAATCAGTTGCGTAAAGCCTAAGCCATGCTTTTTAAGCAACGGATTGATTACTTCAAAAATACTTGGTAAATCTGCAAAGGTATATCCGTAACCTTGCGTTCCTTTGTGAATGGTAGGCACTTCCTGCTGAAATGCTGCTAAAGCCTTAAATAAGTTTTTCATAATTTGTATTTTTCTTGGTTAGATAATATTTTTATTCTTTCTGCTTGTTCGTAGTAGTACATCTTTTGGTCATCTGTCAATTCAGGCTCATCTTCTGAATAATCTACATACTCGCAATAGTCGCCACATTCAGGACAAATGCCAATATCTGAAGTATCGCAATCACCATTACCTCTTGGAGGAACTCCGCAGCAGTCGCTAACAAAGTCCATTTCTGTTAGATAGTTCTTACTCATGGCTGTTGTTTATTTCGGTTAAGTAGTATTCGCCTTGTTCATCATTGGTAATGGAAGGAGAAACGCCCACAAAATCAATAGTGTTTTTTACTGAATTAAACGCTTTGATAAATTCAATTTCTGTTATTTGGTTGCCCTTATTGATATTATGTAATTCACAAAATGCCATAAAGCAAATTAGTTTGTTTTTGTAAATTCTAAAATAAATGTTATCTAAATAATTTTCACTGTAAAAGGCATAATACTCGTTGCCATCTTTTCTGAATTGTGGCAATGATACTTCTACTTCTTTAGTAGTAGTTATTTTAATTGTTGTTTTCATATTTGTTTGTTTTGGGGTTAAAATTATAAATAGTTGTTAAATTCGCTTTAGGGCGTGTTTTAGGCTTGTTTTCTAAGTGTTGGGCAATTAGTACGAATGCCAAACAGCATATCGTCATAACGGCTAAGTAAGCCAATTCGGTTAATACTTTTTTAGTGTAGTGTGTCATTGTAATAATCTTTCTAACTCTACAACTTTTTTATAAGTCATATCGTTACGGTCCATGAAAAATCCGTTAATACGTTCAACAGATACGCCTACCTGACGTGCTGTTTTCTTCTTTACATCTTCTGGCATCTTTCGCCATTTGTGTAATAGGTTCAAATTAATTTGTGTTAGTGTCATTTATTTATTGGTTTAGTTAAAAAATCCGTTTCTTGAAGCCCAGATAAATAGGGCTGTTAATGCTATCGTAATAAGATAGTCTTTGTTGGCGTTCCAATATTTAATTGTTTCACGCTTTGCCATTTGGTATTCGCTGTTTAATTTTTCCATTGTGTTTGGGTTTGGGTTAGTTATAAAACAATAATATCTTTAAGAGAAACATTATATCCCTCATTATAAAAATATTCCATTGCTGCTATTGCAGATGTAGCATAATAAGTAAGCAATCCATCATGTGTATTAATTGCATATTGCTTTAGTTTTGTTTTCATATCGTTGTTGTTTTGGTATCACAAAAGTAATACAATTATTTTATTCTGCAAATCTTTTTTCAAAATAATTTCAACTATTTTTATTTTCCTTTATTTTACAATGGTTTCAGCGTGTAATTATTTTTGAAATATTTTTTTATTTGGTGGGTAAATGGCATAAAAAAAGCCCGATGTTTCGCAACAACAGGCTTCAATTCCCAACCAAAATTAATATGAAAGTGCTAAGATAACTTACTTAATTGTAACTTAAAGACTATTCTAAATTAAAAATGTCTTTAAAAAATTCTATTGTAGGGTCTTTTTCTTTTTCTATTTTAACAATATTAATCTTACTTTCTATTTCTCTTATTGCCTTAGACCTTGCTTCGTTTTTGTTTTTAGCAATAACTTTATGCTTGAACTTATGCCCACTAAATTCAAAATAAATAGTAAATGTTTCCATATTAGTAAACTTTGCCGTTTATTATTTTTTTATTAAATACTGTGAACATTTCCTTATCGTGTAATTCAATCAATGCAAAGCCGTGATTATGGTTATTGTAGGGCATATATTCGGGCGTGAGTTCGCAAAGACATCCGGTACTCCAACAACCGATTAATTTTCCATCGTGTGTCTTTTCAGTGTGTTCTGAAACTCTATGAACGTGACTCATTAAAGCACTTTGTTTAGTCCTGAGAAAAAGCCCCTTTGCAGGATTTACAGGTGCTATCATGCCGTACTTATGCTCGTGTCCGTGAATAATCGCCAATTTATTAGCCCATATGGTTGCCATGCTGCCAACTTCCGTTATTCCTAATTCTTGAAACTTTAAAAGCCCCGATAGCTCAATGTCATCTATTCCTTTAAGTTCGTTTCTTAACAAAAATTGCGACCATCTATCGTCATGATTTCCAATTTTGTAAACTATGTGTGCTAAAGGAAAAACATCTCTTATAACTTGTAAGATGTTTCTTGCTATCATTATTTCGTTGGCAAAGTTTCTTTTTCTGTAATCGGTTTCCCATCGTGAAACAGCGTAGAAATCAATAAAATCTCCATTGAGAATAATACAGTCTATTTCTTGTTCTATTCCATATTCTAAAGCGGTTTGCAAAGCTACTTCATCATGATAAGGCACGTGAATATCTGAAAGCAATAATATCTTTTTTACCTTACTTGGTATCTTGTAGTGTTTAATTTCGTTTTTTTCACCGTATGGAATGTTTAATTTATCTCTATAAAACTGATTAGATGCCATTTTTTGTCTATTTTTTTGTCCCATTTTACCCATGTAACACCGCACTATATTTCGAGCATCTTCAATATTTTTAAAATGATTTTTTGAAATATCATTACTCATTATTCGGTTAGCCATTTGAGTAGGATTTAGTTTTGGAAATTCAGCTAAGTATCTCTTAACTATTTCGCCTTTAATTGAAATTTTGTATGGCATATATTTGTTTTACGATAACCTTGTTTAAATAAGAATTCGCTCATATCTTTTCCTATCTTATCTACGGTATCTTCGTCTAAGTATGGCTGAATATGATGTGTGAATTCGTGTATGAAGACTTCCAATTCTTCAACACTCTCTAACCTACTGTCAATCTCAATCTTTGGCGGAAACATATAGCAGTAACCCCTTGCTTTGCGCAACTTCTTTCTAACTACTTTTATTTCGCTATTCCTGTTCAAAATTAAAATATTCGCAAATCTCGTTCATTATTGCGAGATTTTGATTAGATAATAATATTTCTTCGTCAATATTACTTATATCCTCTGAATGATTTATTGTGGTGTTGAGTCCAATAAGCAGTCCTCTATCTATGCAGTCTTGTAATATCTGATATGTTTTAGGCTTTAGCATATTAGTAATTCAAACTCATTAGGCATTACAGTTAATATTTCTTTCATGGCTTGTTTAGAACTTGTTACATCTAACCTACCATCATTATTAATGTCTTTTAATCCTTTTCCAGGTGCTAGACATCCAAGCAAATCCGAATGAAAGTTAGAAAAATGAATAAGAATAAAATCTCTATTCTTTACATCAAGTATATGAAAGTGTTCGCCATACTTTGCGCTTGTTCTTTTTCTTACTTTATAAATTCCTTTAGGTATGCAACTAACTTTTCTGTTGTTGTTTTTCCACGCTAATTCTAATGTGTGGTACACTTTGCCATTAGGTAATGTCATTATTCCTAATGTTTGAACACCATCGTCTGAAAGTCTTTTCAATGTTATTCTCATAATTCAAATTTATTAAATTATTTGTATTACCTTTGCATTACTATGAGAAACGAAGAACAAAGCAAATCAATAAGATTTGGTTATTTAAAAAAGCGAATTGAAAACGCAGTAAAAAAGATTAACACTCAAACTAAAAAGAAAACTAACTTTTCAAAGTATGTAAAAGAAGCTACAGAAATTCAACTAGATAAAGATGGCGAATAACGTTATCGGTAGTACGGTTTAATTTACGAGGGTTAAAATTAAAAAACGTAACAATGTTTGAAAAAAAATTAATGGTTAAATCTATTTATTATAGATTTTATACCGACAATGATAAAGATGAGATTACATCTAAATACTATATGCAATTTAGTAAGGATAGTTATGAAAATCCGTATGATTTAGAAATTACTTATGAGCAATTCAATAAATTAATTGAGGATGGTGCAATTAAAAGAGTAGGTCATTCAAGAACTGAACTACCTAAATTAAATGAAAAAATGCCATTATACTGCTACCATAGCATAACTGTTGATTTATATGAATTTCAGCGTGAGTTCAGAAAGTAGTATTACCGCTTGTTATAAACTGTAAAATTATGACTGTACAAGATTTGATTGAAACACTATCCAAAATGGATAAAGATAAGATTGTTATAATGACTGAACCAAGTGGAATAGGTTGGACTAACATTAGTAAAGTAGTAGAAGGTGAATGTGATGTTAAAATAATAGAAGATGATAATGGACTATTCCACGAGTAATAATTTTATTGTTTATAACGGTTCTCGGCTTTGTTTAGTACGGGATTATGGAAATAAAATTATCAACTTAAAATAAATTACAATGAAAAACGAAAATTTGAATAAAACAGAAAACCCCGCATTGAACAAAACCGATGTTAGCAATTCGTTGCGAGTGGAGGCAATAGAATTTGCTGAATGGATAAGAACATTTGAGGCACTTTATAAGAAGCACGGATTTTGGATATTGGAAATGCAATTATCAAGTGAAGAATTATATGACCATTATTTACTTGACAGGGAGCGTTGGCGCAATGACCGCTAACGGTTTGCAGGTTTATTTAGTTGCGATTTAAAAACGAAAAATTATGATAACAGAAAAAAGTTACTTAGAAGCTAAAAAACTAATTGCTGACTACGAAAGTGAGCAATTGAATAAACCTGTTGTTAGCAGTAGTGCGGACACTGGTGGAATTGATAAATACTTTGACGATTTAGAGAAGTGGGAAAACAGTTTTTATTGCAATGAATGTGGATGTGATAAAATTACAGACTTTGCCTACGATAGAACTGTTGCTAATGGTGAAGTATGGCATTGTAGACCTTGCCAAACTGAAACTGTTGCAGGAAATAAGCCGAATGAGGATAGGTATTAGCATTACTGCTAACGTTTGAGTGTATGTGTTGGTTTTGTCGCAAAAATAGCATATAATTGCGACAAAATATCAATACAAAACTTTCATATACACGCTTTTATGTGCAGTTTGTACCCGAAGGGGTATGATATATCATTCATTAACTATAATTATACCCGATAAGGTATGATAAGTCATTCAAATAAAGCCATTTGTTAATAGAGGCTTACTGATGTATGAATATAAAGACAAAACAATAAGCTATAACTCAATAAAAAATACTATTACAGAAGTCAATAAGGCTATTACTGTTTTACCTTTGCCTTTTTAGCGCAACAACTTCCTTCTAATCGTCAATAACAATCCCATAGGTGTATTGACCTTATAGTAGGTCTTTAGCCCCTTATAGGCTATGTAAATGGCTATAATTAAGAATGCCCAACCGCCAAAGCGTATTTTCACTTTTTCCCACCACTTCAATTTTGTTTCAACTGCTACTGGCACGAATACTGTTGATGTTTTACTTCTTTCTTTTGTAATAGTTGTATTTAACGACTGAATGCTGTCTAACAACTTTTCGCAGGTCGAAACGGCTACTAACCTATTGTCGGTTAATGATAGGCTTAAATCGCTTCTATTGCCTTTAGATTTATTTGTGTTCTTGATGGTTGCCTTTCCCGAACTATCGCAATGTATTTCTACTATCGTTATCGTGGTATCTGCTGGCAGTTCAATGTACTTAGTTATCGTGTCTTGTTTTATGTAAACGGTATCTTTTATAACCACCGTAGAAGTATCTAATAATTCAAAGCACTTTTGGCATTTCTTAATTTGTCTTTGTGTTCCGCACGAAGTTAAGGCTATTGCCAATATCGCAAATACCAACCTATTCATATTTATCAAACTTTTTCTTAAACGAAAAGAACTTGCTTAAAATATCCATTACTCTTGCTGGTATGTCAATTTTCCACAACAAATAAATATTCTCATGAATTGAAAACACCTCAACCGATACCAAGCCTGCTGTTACTATCTTGGTTAAGAATAAAGGAATATCTATAAATACAGAAATGAACTCGCCTAATAGAGTAATATCCATAAAATAGAAACTAATTATTGTTAGTTGGTAGATAAACATCTTTCTAACGGTTTCATAAAGTCCCTTGCTTGTTATTTTTTTGCCTTGCTTTTTTGACTTCATTACGCCCAAAACTAAGTCAACAAATATTACCATGCCACACAAAAATAATAACGCTTTAATTGGCGCAACAAACGCAAAGAATAGTATTAATAACTGGCTCAAATATGTCTTTACTTTAAACCCTAAATTCAATATTGTTGCTTTCATTTATTCGTCTTTTTTCGGCTCTAAAAGTTCCTTAATTCTCTTGAACAAATCAGCCTTATACAATATAAGGTCTTGTAGTGTTTGTTCGTTATTAACTGATGCTTGACGTGCTAACAAAAACACGCTTTCTAAGTTCTGTAAGTCTTTTTCTTCTATCATGTTTCAAAGTTAATTAATTACATCAAATCTAAGCGTATTTCAATTGTATCTTCACCTATTATTTCTTCCAATGCTTGTTTGATATAATTGTGATAGCCATAAGCAAATATTAACAAAGGGTGCATTTGTGGCATAGCTTGTGCAATAGCATCATAATCTGCTGTTAATTCCGCAAATGTTTTATCAACAACAACCTTATTAGTTAAGTCTATTCGTGTGTCATCTTCTACTTTCACAACTTGAATAGTGCCAAATCCCTCTTGGTCAAATTGCAACTTAGTGTAGTATTGCAGAAAGAACGATTGTGCAAACCCTTTAAACTGCCCCTGTGGCATGAACCTAATCAATATGCCATCGTTAGGGTCTTGTTGGTTTACAATAATTTCAGAACCATCTGATTTTCTTAAATTGTCTGTTTTTCTAATTAGTAGTGCCATTGTTATTTTTTATGTTAAGCTAATAATCCTTGTGCTTTTAGTGCTGCTACAACCTGCCCCATTGTGTAACCTCCATAAGTCGCTGTATCATCAAAAATTAATGAAGTATTTGACACAAATGCTCCTGCTGCTATTGCGGTTGTTTCTCTATATATTTTTATGATGTTTCCATTTTCCGTTCTAAAATGTGGTGCTGCATTGCCTGCTACTATATCTGCTGAATATTGCTGAAAACTATCTGTAACATTCCCTGTTGGGGATGTTCCGTTATTTATCACTAATGTTTTGGTTGCACTTGCGCCTTCCGATGTAGTGCCTAATAATAAATTACCACTTGCCTTTAATCTCATTCTTTCAGCAAATGTTCCTGTAAGTGCAGTTCGCCAAAATAAATCTCCGCTATGAGCAGCGTTAGTATTTACCATTAATTCAGTACCAAAACCACCATATTCTGCTATTTGATTAATTGATGTTCTAAATCTGTGTAATAATTGTGATTGACGACCAACAGTATTAGTTGCGTGAATATGTGATATAGTACTACCTATTGTACCTGATGTAACATCTACACCAAAAACAGTTAATGGTGTAGTTACACCCATTGTAGCAGTAGGTACTGGGTCAAAAGCGTTTTGAGTAGTAAAACTGCCACTATTAGTTACTACTACACCTCTATTACCTGTTCCTACAAATACTTCTGAACCAGCAGTAGGGTTACTTATTTTTAAACCTCTTAAAGCATCTGAACCAGCATCAGCAACATAAATGTAACCTCTGTCAACTCCATTATTTTGCCAAACGGCAAATGAACCGTTGTTTGAAGCAAGATTAGTACCATTAATAATTAAGCCTACTTTACTTGGAAATGCTCCGTTGATATGAAGTTGTCCGCTTGGCGAACTTGTTCCTATACCTACTCTACCATCATCTCTAACAACTAAAGCATTATTTGTGCCTGTTAAGTTGTGAACTGCAAAGGTTGTATTCGTGCTTGTTCCTTTTCCAATTACTACTAATCTTGAATTAGTATCTGCAACCGCTTCTGTGCCTAATATTAATCTTTTATCTGTATTTTCCCAAACAAACGTACTGTCTTGTTGAACTACATTGCCTGCACCCTCAAATAATACTCTACCTACTGTACCGCTTGCAATAGCTGTTGTTCCTATTGTTATTCCACCACCTGCTGCGCTTAATGTAGTGCCTGTTAATGTCAAGCCCGAACCAATTACTATTTCTTCAACTGCTCCCGAACCTGCCGTTCCACGCCCTAATAAACGTGCTGTAGCCATTGTAAGCCCTGAACTTGTAATAGTCCCTGTATCTACTTTGCCGTTAAATGTACTCCAATCTGCACTACTTAAAGCACCTCTATTTGTAGCACTTGCGGTCGGAAGATTGAATGTATGTGTATCTGTTACTGAATTTATTGCAAAATCAGTTCCGCTCGTTCCTACCGCTAAATTTTGAACTTGTGCTGTTAAGCCATTTAAGGCATTTAAACCTGTTGAAAAGGTTGTGAGTACTTGGCTTAAATTATTATCTTCTGTATGTAAAGTAATATTTCTACCGCCTGTATTAACGTACACTCTAATAGCTAACCTATCAGTAGCTAATAATGTTGTTTGTGGTACAGGTATTGAAGTAAAATATTGGTCAACAGTAGTGCCTTGTGTAATACCTTCAGGATTTGTTGAGCCACTTGCTATTAATGTAAAAACATTTGTATTACTTACCTTATACAATTCACCATAAAAAGAAGGTGAACCACCGCCCGAATTTGCGTTAAAATAAAATTCTAAATGCCAATTCCCAGCAGGTATATTCAATAAATTAGGGTCGCCTGCATCTGTTATGAATGAAGCAATATATCCATTACCTTGTGCATTAGTTCTTGTAAAGTTAGTTCCTGCACCGATAATAGGTGTTTTGCTTAACTCATAATAAGTATCACCACCAAATGTTCCCTGATTAACTGAACCATTTAGGTAATAATTAACTGATGAACCACCACCGCCATTAGTCGGAAAGTTAGCCAATGAACCATCACCTCTTACATATTGATTAGCCAATCCTGCACCTGTTACCGCTATATCGCCACTTGAAGTTATCGGGCTGTTTGATACTGTAAAAGCAGATGGCATTGTTAGCCCTACCGATGTTACTGTTCCAACTGAACCTAACAGCTCATATTGACTGCCATCCCAATAATATTGAAAGTTGGTATCTTCAGCAATATAAATAGTCTTAACAGTTCCTACTAATGGAAATGCTGCTAAGTTAGCAAACGTTAATACTTGACTGTCTATATTTATTGTTGTTATTGCCATACGATATTTATTGTATTGTTTTCTAAAGTAGGTGCGGTTGAACTACCTTGCAACACGCCATCTACATACACATCAAAGTCAGTATCAGGTAATACTAATGTTCCACCACTTGCAACTGTTTGAATATATGACTGTGTGCTGTTTTCTACTGTGGCATCAGCGCAACCATTACTAACTGTTATGGTTAGCGTATCTGTTGCCGTTCCTGCATCATTAGTGGCAGTACCAACAAACGAAGTAGTAGCATTTATTGTGGTGTTTACAAATCCAAATTGCCCTTGTAAAACACCAAACGGAGTAATGTTTACACTATTCACGTTTTCAGCTATCCAACCTATTTGTATTTGAGTGCCACTTGCTACCGTTGTTTGTGTTGCAAATAGTTTAATAGTAGGTGGTAAATCTAAATCTAAGCTACATTCGCTTAATGGATAGGTTACTTCTAATGAATAACTAAATCCTGTTAGCGTTCCGCTTAGCTGTCTTATTTCGGGCTGCCCTCCGCTAAATTGTACATTTTGTAATAATGGTTGTTCGTCTATTTTAGCCAATAATTTACGTGAAAGCAAATACATTTGTTGCTTTAAATTTTCCCTTTGTACTTCAGTGCTTTCAGGGCTATCTTGAGTTACGAAAATTATCGGAAAAACAATAGTTTCAACAAATGTGTTATTGTTTATTACTGTGTTTGGCTGTGGTTCAAGAAGTATTATTTGTGGTGTGGCTTCATTGTAGTTTAAACTGCCATCTGTTTTCCTGCCATGAACAAAGAAGCCGTTAGGGTTAACGTAGTTAGCAGCGTTGCGAATAATATTGACTATGTCTTGGTAAGTCATAAATGCTTGTATATTTCGCTATTATCGTTAAACGGATTAAATCTTTTGCCTACCCTTGAAACTCTTTTTATACCTAAATTAATGCCTTTATCTTTTTTGCAATTTTCATCATTATAAGTAATACCATCGTAAGTATAGTTATCATCTGCCATGCGTTTATCTAAGCGTAACCAATAAGCATTGGCTTTATTTTTCACTCTTTGTAGTAAAACTGCCCTATCTTCAGGTGCAACTGGCTGACTTGTATCTTCATTCATTACTCTAATTCCATATTGAGTAATATTCATGCCATGCTCTGAATAAAAAGAGTAAATTGTTCTATTACAAATCCATGCTTTAATGTAATTTTCAAATAATGCCTCTAATTCAGGGTAGGTATGTGAGGGATTGCTTACTACTTGTTCAAGGTTTGCAAACATTATAGGGTCTAATAATGGCTCTATTTCTGTTTCTTGAACTGTCAATATATGAAAGTCAATTAACCTATCTTCAATGTTATCACTGAATTGAACGTATGTTTTAAGGTCTGTTTTACTGATTAACATTTTGAGTAGTATTAACGGTTAAAGGTTCTAAGCCCCAAAATATATTTCTTTTCTCATCTGCTGTCAATACATCTAATAAAGCACTATCAGCCACCGCCAACGGTTGTTTCTGTGAAATACTAAAATCCATTGCAGGAAACACATATTTTAAGCTATCAGTTATAAATCTTTGCATCGGATTTACAGTATCAATCAAAACTTTTTGTGAATTTGCCAAAGCTAACTGATTGCCTAATATTGTGGCTTCGCTAAATCCAACTAATACTGGCGGTACTTTAAACAACCTGCACACTTCACGATTAATTAATTCACGCTTGGCGTTACTTGCATCTAAAATACCTTTAGCATCAAACGACTGTAACACTGGCACTTCATCTTTAGTTGAAGCCCATAATTTAAGCAGGCTAAACCTTCCGCTTAACCCATCTCTGTCTTTAATACCACCTGTAAAACTTTCTAATACTTCATCATAGTAATCGTCAACCGTTTTACCATGACTATCTGGAATTTCTTGGTTTGGGTTACCTATAAACGTAACTAATGAACTCGGCATAAATCCGTTTAATGCCAATTCTAAGTCCATTTTAGAAATTTCGGCACTACTAATCACATCTTCAATACCTGCATAATAACTCGGTATTGGGTAATGCGGATTGTCTGCTGACTTTTTATAGAAGTAGGCTATTTCGCCTTGTGGATATTCAGTAAATATGTTTGTAGCATTAGGATTGTAGGCTGGATATTGTTTCCATTCTTTTTCTTGATATTGTGTATTACCTACGTTCTTATTATACCAAAGTATTTTAGGGTCGTTTTTGTCTTTTCTAATCTTATCTAAACTTAATACTTCGGCTTGTTTTACTTCGTTAAATGAATTTCTTTTAATTAGTAAAGCAAACCCACCAAATATTGCAACTTGTTGCGCTATATCTGTTAAGAAGTCATCGCCTTTTTGCTCTTTATTAAATCTATATGCAGTAGTAATAGCACTCACAAAGCCATCGGCTTCTATGTATTCAGCTACTTTGTCTGTACACATCTTGGCTGTTCCGCTTTCATTAATATAGCGAAGTAATTTGTTTGGAAACAAGTTATCATAGCCATAAAATATCCAATCTTTACGGCTCTTATCATCTATTACTTCAACTATTCTGTTAAAGAATTTATAAACTTTTCCTTTTATATCAGCCATTGTACGTTTCTTTCTTTTTGAGCAATATACGAATATCCTGCTGCGTGTGAAATTAATTTATTTTTTGCACAATACACATTTAGTAGACCTGCAATTTTTATCAGTGCATTATCGGCTGTTAACCGTTGTCTTTTGAACTCCATTAAGATAAAATCGTAAACGGTTTCCCTAATCATATATCCGAACGTTCCCCACATTCCCCCGCCTTTACATACGTGTTCGCTTATCGGTTGTGGTGTTGTTTTTGGCGTTCCTGATAAATAGAATAAGTCCCAATCTTCGGGTAAATCATTTAAACATTGTTGAAACCTAAAATCAAAATCTAAAGGAAAAGTAACATCATCTTCAAATATTAACACACATGGTAATTGTTGTGCTTTGGCTTTTTCAATTACTTCGATATGAGAAAGAACACAACCCAACTCATAGGAATTTAGAAACTCATTACCTTGTATTACTTTGCCATCTTTGGCTTCCTGCCTCTCGGCTTTGATTGCTGTTTTGGCAACGCTTCGCTCAAAGTTGTTTCGTCTTTCGGTTGCTCGGTCAAGGTTAATGTAGTAGGCTGTTGGATAGGTACGTTCAAAGGTTCGTGCTTTTTTTTTACTTCAACATCGTAATCAACACTTACTAAGTGTGGCATCTTATCCGCTAATATTTCTAAATGATGCTGCGGAGTGTTTGCATCCAACTTAATATTCAAGCCATGAAATACTGCCGTTTGACCGTAAAACTTTTTATCTAATGTAATTTTCATTGTGCTATTTATTTTAATATTTAAAGGTAATAAATTTTTACTTTCTATTTTTTTATCTGTTGTTATAGATTGCCATGTATATGTATAGAGTTCTAATTCTTGTTTATTCATTCTACTTACCTTATCATATTCTTTCTTATTAGCTTCAAAATCTTCGTGCTTATTAGAACTGTCAATAGTAATTGCATGGTCTAAATGGTATAATGCCCCTTTTATTCTTTCTACTTTATAACCTAATGTCTTAAATCTGTAATATCTTTCTAAATCCTCTGCGCCATAACTCACAAAATTTTCATTTTCACCACCTGCATTGATAAACGATTGCTTATTATAGGCTATTGCACCACCTACGCTAACCATATCACCCTTATTCATTCCTGAATAGTTTGATTTTAGCATACCAACATCTAAGTATTTTGCTATTGTTTTTCTTTCTGTTCGTGGCACTCGTGCAAACCTGCCATCATAAGGATAAACAAAATCCGTTCCACTTCTTAACATATCTACTGCCTGCCATATTTGAACTGGCGAAATAAATATATCAGCATCCCAATTAATTATATAAGGTGTATCAGTTAATAAAGTCATTTCGTTTAACATCTTAGTTCGGTGAAACTTTGATAAATCAAAATTCACGTAATTAACATGATTACCTAACCATTTAAAATGATTGCCTATTTCACCTACTATAATATTGGTGTTAAAATACTTTTGAAGATGCAAGATATTAAGTAGCAAATTTTCTTCTCGGTGTGGGTGGTCGTACTTTACTGGAATGATAAATGTAACATCACTTAAATCAATCTTTTCTTTATGAACTTGAACTAACCATGTTTCAGGATAAAAGTCATTACTATTTGAAGTTCTTAAT